ATTCTTCATAATATAATCCTCCTTTTTTAATATCAATAATTCTTTGATTACTACTTCCGTACATTTTTCCAGTGACTAATTTATCCTGTTCAAATTTTCCATCGACAATATAATCGGCCATTTGAGCAAGTTCGGTGTTTTTGATTTCATCATAATCAAATCCCGTGTAAATCCATACATCTAAATGTGCGGGAAGAAGTTTCAAGAGGGAGACGCATTCTTCTTGCTGATAGAATGGATCTCCCCCTGATAATGTAATTCCGTCGATATGCTTATGTCTTTTAATGTCTTCAGCTAATTCCTCTGGTGTGATTTCTTCACCTCCGTTAAAATCCCAGGTTTCCGGGTTTTGACAACCAATGCAATGATGTGCACACCCTTGGCAAAATATTACATAACGGACACCATAACCATTGACTAGTGAACAAGATAGTGTTCCTGCTATTCGCATGGTAATGACCTCCTTACGTAATCCAATTCTCCTTAGCGAAGAACAAAGGGAGTCCCAACATCAATGTTAATATAAAAAAGGTGCCGTCGTATTCAATGGGAATACTCAAAGCACCAATTATAATAAGCAAGAGAGCATATAACTTATTTTTCAGTAATTCCTTCTTCCACATTTTTATCCTCCTTTAAATATCATCTGTTTTTCTGTTGATGCTAAGCTCGGAATCAAATCCGTCCGGATAACGATCCTTTAGTTTATTGATGTTCATTTGAAAAATGGTTTCCAAGTCATAGCCAATTGCATCCGCACTAATAGCAAGATACCATGCGATATCTCCAAGTTCCTTTGCAATATGTTCTTCATTAAGAGTATGACCTTGAAAGAGATGCTTCTTAATCAGGTCAATACATTCACCGGCTTCGCCATTAAGACCCATTATTCCGTTTTGAAGCTGCTCTATCTGTGTAAGAGCTGAATTAGCGGTTCGCAAAGCGGCTACTTGATATTCATTAATTGTCATAATTAACTTTCCTCCTCTGATACACTGCATGTAATAATTTCGCTCCACGGAAGTCCTTCAATCCACTTGCAGAATTCTTTCCACTCATCAAGCTTATGATTTTTACGGTATTGATAGATATTAGCCAGCACTTCGTAGTTCAACATAACCGTTCGCTTCTGGTTGTAGGAAGAAGGGAGGAGCTGAATCATCTGCCACCAATAGTCTTTTTTATTATGACCTTCGTATTCTGGGTTAGAGTCGTCGTACTCCAAATATAAATTCCTAGCCTCGTTCAAGGTTTTTACTGTAAAGCCGAGACATTTAAAAGAAGCAGGGAGTAAGTGGTCAGTGCTGAAATCCGACATTTCAAATTTCTTAGCATGAATTTTATGCATAGTAGAGCAGGAGTTAGCAACCGTACCCACTTTGTAAGTGTCAAATTCTTTCCACCAATATAGGGGTGCTGTAATATCAACGTAGACAGTAATCATTCTGCGGAACTTGGCATGAACCGGACCACCTTTAACCAACTTCATCATCAGTTCATGGTCATTCTTACCGATCTGGAAAGAGTGATCGTATTGATGCCCACAAGTAGATTCACCAGGCGTTAGATAAGCGGAAGCACAATTAGAACAACCTATTCCATCATCGCCCCCCTTACAAATACCGCTGTCGGATTTATCCCAGCTATTCATTGGGTTCCTCATCCCACGGATAGCATGCTCAAAACCGGTAACCTCTGCTTTTTCAATTAGAATCATTGTTCCACTCCTTTCAAGGTCTCCAATAAATATTCCTTTATAACTTCCGCATGACATCTCTTAGGAGCACACCAACAAAAGAGATTTAGTTTTCCGTATTTAAGAAGTATGTTCTTGAGAATTAATAGCTCCGCTTGCATAGCAGAATCATAAAGTTCATCGTAGAACCATTTTTTGTATAATTCACAAACCTTATCTCGCTCGGATTCGTTCTTCATTTTAAACCGATTCCCGAACCATGAACTTCTATCCACTTTAACGTCCCAAGGGTGTATTGGTTTTTCTGTTCTTAGGTTCTTTATAGAAATATTAATCGTAATATCCCCTCCTTTAAAATAAGAAAGAGTCTAAATTTTCCCTAGACCCTATCGCAAGTTAACAAATATTAAAGTTTAATAGCTTTTCTTTCGTTATACTCGACTTCATCAATTTCATCCCAACCATTTTCAGACTCTTTAAAGAATCGATTAATTTCGATTTTTTCGCCATCTGGTTTAATTGCGTAGAATACACCAACGCTATCGAAGTCACCATTTTTTCGGTCGGTCAAGAAGTCTTCGCAGTAAACCTTAATTGGTTTCCCGGGAAAATACGGCATAGTGATTGGGAACATTTCATCAATAATTCTCTGAACCAAACCACTATAATAAGTTACTTCTGTATTATTAATATTAACACAATAGTATCTATTGACGTCTTTGTATTCCACAGTTCCATCAGCGTAGACGTATTTGAATAAAGAGCTCATTCTTCTACATTGGAAACAAATATAACCTTCTTCGTCGTTTCGGTCGATAATATCATTCCAAATATCATCCGTATCCTCAATAGGGGTTAGAGGCTTACCATCAATGAGTCTGTTCAAAATATGTTTAGTCAACCCAATACTAAATCCGCTATGACCATCACTCATAAGACTCTTAAAAGCTTTTAGAGCACTATCGTAGCAGGAACAACCATAATCCCAATCATCATTTTTTACACCAGAAGCTTCTCGTTCACGTTTACAAGCAATCTCAATTTCTTTTTCGGCCCAAGTTTGCATACTCATTATTTTTTCTCCTTTCAATATTCTCCGGGAATTAGTAGTTTTTCAGAAGGGTTTCGTCTACCTTATCCCAGTCGCAATACTCAATAATATAATCCTCCGGGTCAATATAACCACCGCAGCAAAAGCAAAGAATAAAACCATTTTCGAAAAGTATCCCATAATGCTTTTCCATCCCTTCTAAACGATCCGCAAATAAAACAACCTCCGTCGCCTTAAACTCCATGTTCTTTCTCCTTTCAAGTAAAAAATAAAAGAAAGAGTCCTTGTTAGGACTCAGTCTTTTTAGATTCTGATATAAGTTTAAGTCTTGGTTTCGTTTTTAATTTATCCAAATCTTCTTGTGAATATCCCATATTAAGTAATAAACTTTCCGCCTTTTGAATATCAGCTTCTAAAGATTCCTTGTTTTTACGCATAGAATCACTTATAGCTTTTAGTTCTTCAGTTTGCCGGTTTATTTCTTTCAATATTGGGTCTTCTTTTTTGACCTTTTTTCTTAAAAAATTAAACATAACCAAACACTCCTTTCACAATAGGAGATGTATTTTTCGCGTAACTATTAGATTCTGATATAATTTTGAGAATATCTTTTTGTTCTTCTTAAGGTGTTTTTTAGCGCTACCACTTAACAAACTTAGTCTCATTAAAGTTCTTCTTCGCTTTAAGCGATTTACTAATAGCTAGGTCAATTCCACTCCGAGACTTCAAATGGTAATAGTACAAATCAGTGTAGGGGGTATTAAGCCTGTCTATACGCCCGGCAGCCTGCACCATCACCTTATAGGAGTAGTTCTGCGAGTAGAATATAATAGTATCAGTTGTTATGCAGTTCCAGCCTTCGCATCCGGCGTTGTATTGAACCAGATAAACCCAGCTTTTACTATTCGGGATTGGTTCATGTTTATGACCGTTCCACTCTGCAATCTTAACCCCACTACCAAATCCTAAGTTCTTCAATATTTCCAACTCATAATCAAAATTGTAGAAAATAATAACTTTAGGATGATTTTCAAATATCTCCAAAACCGCAACCTGTCTTGACTCGTCTGAATTAACAATTTTTCTCCAGACATAACAAAGCTCGCCTGCGTTCTGAATTGGCTCGTTTTTATAAGGATTCCATCGAGTTCGAGATACATCCTTATAAGTTTCTATATTATACGAAACATAAACGTCTTCGTGATGAGAAATCGTTTCTCGTTTGAAATCCATATCGATAAGGATACTTCGCCGCAGTTTTAAGAGTTTTCCGGTTCCGATATAACGATCAATTTTTGGAAATTTAGTAAAATGACTATAGATAATATGTTCTCTAGTAAACTCCGTCCGGTTTTTATAGAAACCGTTTGCGATGAAGACCGGAATATAATCCTGCCAAGTATCGCCAGGTGTAGCCGATAGCAGAATCCAATCGTTGTTTTTAGTTATCTTAAGAAAAGACTTCACCCAAGCACCGCTTCCAATTACTCGTTGCTCATCAAATATAAAGAAAGCATCGGTGACATCAACGTATTTTCCGATGTTGTTCCAACTATCAACAATTACCTTGTGGTTATGATAAAGATTAATTTCCGGATGAGTAGAAAGAAGGAAGGGTGAAAGCTCACCCTCCCATTCTAATGTGTCTCTTTTTCTTGCAGTTGTTATAATGTATAGGTCTTTAGGAGGATCGTCCATTGGAATATAATCACCACCGATTAAGCTGTCTGGATCTCCCCCGTTTTGGAGATAGTAGTAAGACAAGGTAGTTAGACTCTTCCCGGAACCAACTCCGCCACAGAGGATACATCCATTTTTCATTTTTTTAACAGCCTCTATCTGGTAATCAAATAATTTAACGGACATTCATCAACCTCCTTTCATGTCTATTTTTATAAGAAATTAATATTCTACTCGATACTCCTTGTCGAGGTCTTCGATTCCAATGGTTATAAAATAATGCTCTCCCGCCCAATTCTCTTTTTGGCGTTTGAGATGTTCTTGACGTATAACCTCTGCTTCATCTTCATTTGTAAAAATACCAAGTATGTTTGTTTGTTCACCGCATTCGATACATCCAACATCAACAACAACAAAATACATCTCTTTTCTCCTTTCAAATATAAAGTGGGGCTGTTTCCTCTAGCCTTAGGACATTTACCATGCTGGCAATAGCAGACACCCTACTAAAAATTGGACGGTCCGCTTAGAAAGGAAGCTCTTCAGGACCTTCCTTTTCGGCATATTTAGCCGCAAACTCGTCCTCCTCGATGGTTACGTACATGGTTTTAAGATACGCCTTAATTCCCGACTTACCATTTACTTCCCAAGAATATGGGCGAATTGTCAGGTCCACATTACGGATTTCAGCGAAGTCTAGAGTATCAATGGATTCCTCATCCAGAGGAGTTTGTGAACGCCTCGTAACCATAATTACTTTAGGCGGAATATTATTGAACCTAACGGCGACCTGAATATAATATGTTGCATCGTCATCCTCGTTACGGGGAGCCAGAATTCTCACATTCCAACCATCTTCAGCCAATTTTTGGGCTTGTTCAGGGTCATCAATAATTACACAGAAGTTACGGTTTCCAGCTCGATTGTACTTCGATTCCTTTCCTGAAAAATTTCTAAAAATAATGCGAGCGTTTTCAATAATGATGTTGTCTACATTTTTAAATGACATAATTATTCTCCTTTCATAAATAACCGATTATATGAATTTTTATTAATTACTTCGATAGACCATTCAATAGATGGAATATGATCTTCAGTATCTAATCTCAGGTAAATAGAGAAACTACTAATTAAATCCGTATTTTCACTTATCATTTGCTCTGCCCTGTCGATAAGTTCTTGTCCGGCATCCTTGATACGCGCGACTAATTCATCATGATATAATTTGTTGTTCATGACCATTCTCCTTATCAAAATATAACGGTTTCCCATCTACAAATTTCGGACCAATATAAGGATTGTCCGATACAAACCATTCGAAGTCTCCAAATTTAGAAATAGTTTTTACGGCTTCATCAACCATCCTATCATAATAAGATCGGTCAATATCGGCTTCCTTTCCCAGCTCACGAACCATCTCCGACTCAAGCCATCTGTAACCTTTCGACCCTGTGGCAGCATAATACCTACCGTTTTTCTCACGCATAAGTAATCCGCCACCACAACCGGGTTTAATAGGGCAGAATCGACCAACTTTTCCAATGAAACGATAGTTGTGACCTTCGGATATTTTTTCATCGAGTCCTTCGGCAGCCATCGGAGGATTCTTTTTAGCAAGTCGGTCTCGTTCCTTCTCCAACTCGGTCACGTCTGGCAAATCTTCATTCATATCCAAATATAAAGCCGACGTAACAGATTTGGTTTCGCACATGTCGTCAAATATAATCTCTTCTTTACTGAAGAGTTTCTTAAATACATACGGAACCTGGAACTGAGTACCGGTAGCCGTCCATTGACCAGCATTTTTACCGTCCTTATACTTGGCAATATAAACTGCATCGTTGACCAAACAGAATCTGTCGTACGTAGCCTCGTGTTCAAAGGTGTAGCCATACATTTTACCGTAATCCATGATAAATTGTATAATCTCAGGGGTCGCATCTGGGATCTTGATAGAGTCTGTTTTAATATGGGCAACGGTAAAACCCCGTTTCTGTACCTCGTGTTTGAGATTGATCATAAACAAGGCTCCGCGTTTTGCTACAATATTATCTTTGTTGCGAGTGTCTCGGAATGGATTATCAAAGCCAGCCGATGTAAGACCATATACTGAGTTAATTGCAATCTTTAGAGCCGTAGACAAATCCGCTGCTGCATTTTCATCAGTTAAGTATTTTGCCAGAGCTCCACCCAGCATTTTTCGGGCCTTATCAAAATCCTTATGTTTAATCGCCATACGAGCATCCAAAATATCTTTAAATCGCTGTGTATACGCCTCTCCAAAAAGTTTTTCCGCAACGATACTGCTCGGATGCATTGAAGCAACGTCTAACAATGCAACGTTACCGTACATACCAGGCTCGGAATATACGTAGCCTCCTTCGCCAACCTCCTCTCCTCGATAAGTTGATTTACCGTTTTCAAATTTGTAACCAGGAAATATAGGTCTTCCTTTTCCATCGAAAACGGTATACTCGTCTCCAAATTCGCAGTAGATAATATTATCTTCCGGGATGATGATAGATCTACTGGCGTCTTCGGTCATTTCACCCATATCTCTATAGTTGAATTGATCCTGAGGTTTTCTGTTGTTACCAAATATAATTTTGGTAGTTAATGTGTTGGTGGTATCATTCACTGTCATGCCAGCCAAGTCTGCCAGAATCTGCCTCGCCAAGAAATCTCCTTTTCGAGCATTGAAAACGGCTTCTGTAGCAAGAACGTCATTATCGCAATATTCCGCAACCTTAGTCCAAAGCTCTTCTGGTACAGGTTGGTCCCATGGTATTCCTAATTCTTGATGATGAATACCTAATTCAATTTCCCATTTCTTTAAACTTTGTTTCTTTGAGCAGAAGTCATAGACGTCCGTATAAGATACGTTATAAGCCTCGCCAAAGAAGCAATTAGGACTACCTTCAATAATTTTCTGAGACAACTTGTACAGTTGCTCGTTGTCATATCCCATTAACCTAGCGTACAAAATATGATTATCATATCTACGGCAATTGAATCCTACCAATCTGAATTTCATAAGATCTTCAATTTCAGAAGGGGAGGGGTTAATCATTCGTACAACAGGTTTTCCTTCACCTTCGATCTTCCAGTTAACCAAGAATAAGTTAGGAAAGACTTCTACGTCATAGAAAACCAGTTTAGCATCATCGTTTTTTTCTCCGGAGGATATCTCTTCTGATTTAAACTGCATCTTATTTACTAGTTTAATACAATAGTCAGAGTGATGTGTGCTATTCGCAGCAAATGCTAATATCGCATTGCGCATATCAGTGACGTCGTAATGTAAATCACTAGCATACGCATCCTCCAGTATTTTATAAATAAAGTCGATACTAGGCTTAGTACCTGG